AAAAGTTTCTGAATTGTATGGTTATACTGGAAATGCTTATTATGTAAAAGTTCCTTTTCCAGTAAATGTACCAAATGAAGTTTTTGAAATAAAATCCGAATTATATGATGTTAATTCAAATCTTTCATATACAAATTTAAGAACCGTTCAAGTTTTTGATCCGTCAGGAAGTAGTACTCCACCAGATTTTGGAAGTACTTCTGTAATAAATGTAGACATTTTAAATGTAACAAGTAGTATTACTTGGCAAAATCCTTGTGGTTCAGGTAGTGCTGCATTACCATTTAATTATTTCTTAGTTTGGAATGATAGTACTAAACAAGTATGTGTGATGACTTCCAGTGCGATTGTTTCTGGAAGTATTATATCCGGAAGTGGAGGCGGTAATATTACTTCTATAATTGGTGGTCCTGGAGTAACTATAATTAGTGGATCTGGTCCAATAGTAACTATTAGTGCAAGTATAAGTGGTGGAACAGGAAGTGGATTTCCATTTACAGGAAGTGGATATGTTACAGGATCTTTAATTGTTACAGGATCAATATCATCATATAATATTACATCTAGTTTATACGGAACTGCTTCTTGGGCAATAAGTGCATCACAAGCAATTACGGCTAGTTATACTGTTTCATCAAGTTATTCAAATACATCTAGTTATTCAATAAGTTCCAGTTATTCTTTAAGTAGTTCTTTTGCTACAAGTGCTAGTTATGCAAATAATGGAATACCAACAGGTGGAACTATAAATTATATTTTAGCAAAAAGTAGTTCCAATAATTATGATACAGTTTGGATACCATCACCTGCTGGGCCTGCTGGACAAGGTGAATTTTCATTTACTTCTTCATATTTTAGTGGATCAACTTCATCAATCACTTGTTCATCCGAATATTCTTTTTGGCATTTACATACTCTCAATAATTTAAATATACATATTAGTTCTTCAGTTGATTCTGGTTCATTTAGTATCAGACTAGTATCATCCGGAAGCAATAATAATACCATTAATTTTTATCCATATCAACAAATAGAATGGGGTGGTGTTGCTGGATTTGATGGTCCAGGCAGTGGATCTATTGAAGATTCTGGATCTGTTACATTAGTACCTACACAAGAAATGGTTATATCTTTTATTTATTATAATACTACATCGTCTTTATATCCAGAAAAGAAATACAGTGCATTTGCGGCGGATTTAAAAACTCCTGGTTTAGAAGGCAAAACAATAGTACCAAATCTTTATTTAATAGGTGAAGGTGATTATAGCATTGGTGGCGGAGGATTAACAGATCCAAATGCTTATATATTTACAATTAATGGTGGTGGTACAGGTCAAGACTTAAGTGGTATTGGAAGCAAATTATTTTGGGGGTGGGCTCCTGTATATGTTGAAGGTGCTGGACGAAGATTTTTTCCTTTATATCAGTAATTTTAAAATTGTTTATAAATATTAACATCTTGAATTTTTTGTGAATATTTATATTTAGATTTTTTCAATAAAATTTCTACATTTGAAAGGAATTTAATATATGCCAATAACTGAAGGAGGAAAATTTAGTCCTGTTGACCGTATAGTCAGCCCAGGAGTATTTACAAGAGAAAACGACCTAAGCGGAGTAGCACAAGGTGTTGCCGAAATCGGAGCAGTAATACTTGCTCCGTTTCCAAAAGGTCCTGGATTCGCACCAACATTAATCACCAACACAGCCGATCTTGAAGAAAAGTTCGGTGTAGCTGATGGTGTTTATTATGGACCATACACCGCAAAAGAATATCTTAAGGAAAAAGGATTTGTAACCGTATGTCGTGTCGGTGCTTTGACAGGATATAGACAAATCAACCCATTCGTAATCTGGGCACAACCAGGTACTTGGGCCAGAAGCGGTTCTGCTGGTGCCTTAAATAGTGGATCTTCATATGTACTATATGATAGTGACAATATTTCCAGTACATTTACTTATGCATCAGCAAGCACAAGTGGATCACTATCATTTGTATCTGGTGCTACATTCACCGCACAATTTAATTCAACCGCTGGTGATAACACTACATTAAATGTAAATTCTGCAAATGGAAGTTTATATAACAGTGGTCAAACTTATAGTTTTACTGTAGGTGCGTTAGCGTTCTCAACTGTATATGTAACATCATCTTATCAAACAAATGGATCTTATACAAGTGATGCTAAATTATTACAAGCAATTGCAGAATCTACATCAACCACTTCAAATTTTAGTGCTTCACTTGCAAATAGTGTAACAATTACCAATTCAGATGGAAATCTTGTTGGTACAAATATTACACTCATAAGTGGCAGTATATTTGCTCTAAGATCTTCAACTGGTTGTGGAACACAAGTATATCTTAAGGGTGTAATCAGTGGTTCATTTGGTAAAATTACAGGAACATTTACACCACAATGGTCTGCACCAGCCGATCCATGTAATCCAACCGCAGTATCTTATTATCCAAGAGTTCTTGCTGTATTATCAAATACTCAATATGGTACATTGGATAGTAGTTTTAATGCTCCTGGTTTCAGTGGTTCTGTATTGAATCAAAAAACCGCAACATCTGGAAATTATAGTGGATCTCAAAATCCAACATCATTGAGTGATTTCCAATTGACTTTATCACAAAATGGTTCATTAATTGGTTACTATGACTTCTCATTGAATCCTGCTGATTCAAATTATATTACAAATGTATTTGGAAATGATCCAACCGTTGGTAATCAAAATGATCAAGTTTCCGGTACTAAGATTGAAGCAGCTTATTTATATAATACATTCGAAGATTCAATTCAAAAAGTAAATGATGAATTAAATAGTGGAAACCCAGGATGGAAAATATACGCAGGAATACCTTCATCTGGTTCATTCTCAACAGGTGAAACATTAAAGTTTACCGATCAATATTCAACAAACTTAAACGCAGGTGATTCTCAATACGGATTAACAAGTGCTGCAACACCTTGGATTCTTTCACAAGGAATTGCTCCTTGGAGTGGAACATCTAATACAGGTGGATCTACAACCAAGTATCAATTGTTTAAAGTACACACTGTGAGTGATGGTACAATCACAAATAAACAATACAAGATTGAAATTAGTAATGTTAAATTATCTAGTACTGTTGCAGGAAGTGATTGGGGTTCATTCACACTTGCTGTAAGATCTTATAGTGATACAGATAAGAAGCCAAAATACTTGGAAATCTTCCAAAACTTGAGTCTAGATCCAAATTCTTCAAACTTCGTAGCTCGTAGAATTGGTGATAGATACAACTTCATTACTTATGCTGGTAAAATCATTGAATTTGGTACTTATACAAACTTGAGTAAGTATGTAAGAATTGAAATGAATACAGTACCATATCCAGTATCTGCTGTTCCTTATGGTAACGAAGCTTATGTAACTCCACTTGGAGGTACAATTGGAAATTATATTCCAGTAGTACAATATAGTAAAGCAAGTATTTATGGATTAGCTCCTGGTAAATACGCATCTGGTACAGTAATCAGTGATATTCCACTTGGTGCTGATTCTGAATTGACTTCTTTATATCCAACAAGTTCAACAAATGCAGGTGTAAAATATGATACAGAAGAATATTTTTATCCTCTGCCATTTGGTGCTACTGTAGGACACAATATCGCATTTGATTTGGAATCAATAAGTTCTAATGTTGGAACTGGTTCACTACTTGCTGCTTCATTGAGCGGTAGTATTCCTTCAACATATGATGCAGCTAACGAAGCTACATATGTCAAGATGCGTAAGTTCGTAGTAGGTTTCCAAGGTGGATTTGATGGTCAATCACCTGCAATTCCAATTAATGTTGGAAGTGATATTATCGCAGGTAATACACAAGGTTTAAATTGTACAAATATCAATAGTGCAGGTTCAATCGCTTACAAACAATGTGTAGGTGCTCTTGGAAATGCCGATGAATTTGACATCAACTTGATTGTTACACCTGGTGTTTTCCACGAACAACACAGTTATGTTACCCAATTAGTAACAGATATGTGTGAAGCTCGTGGTGATACATTCTACATTATGGATAACGTAGTGTTTCCATCAAGTAACCAAACTGTAGGATTGATTGATGCAGCAGTAAATGATGTATCTACAATCGATAGCAGTTATGTTGCTACATATTATCCTTGGGTTAAGATTCTAGACACCAACTTGAACAAGATTATAAGTGTACCACCATCAGTAGTAATGCCATCAGTTTATGCTGCTAATGACAATGCTGCTGCTGAATGGTTTGCTCCCGCAGGTCTAAATCGTGGTGGAATTGCTCAAGCAGTTCAAGTTCTAGACAGAACAACCCACAGTGAACGTGATACCTTGTATGAAGGACGTGTAAACCCAATCGCAGCATTTCCTGGTCAAGGTATTTGTGTATGGGGACAAAAGACACTTCAAATTCAACCAAGTGCTCTTGACAGAGTAAATGTTCGTAGATTGTTAATCGCACTTAAGAAGTTTATTGCAAGTAGCAGTAAGTTCTTGGTATTCGAACAAAATGTGGCTGCTACAAGAAACCGTTTCTTGAGTATCGTAAATCCATATTTGGAATCTGTACAACAACGTAGTGGATTGTACGCTTTCCAAGTTGTAATGGATGATACAAATAATACTCCTGACTTGGTTGATAGAAACATCCTATACGGTCAAATCTATCTACAACCAGCTAAGACTGCTGAATTCATCGTACTTGATTTCAACATATTGCCTACAGGAGCAGTTTTTCCAGGGGCCTAATAACTAAATAATTCATAAAACCCCTGCTTAGAAATAAGCGGGGGTTTTTTCTTTACTAAATCTATTTATAGTATACGATGATTAAGTTAACTGACTTATTATTAGAAGCTCAATTACCTTCTAGTGAACAAGATATGGATATTTATGCTAAAAAGTATAAGAAAACCATTGATTATTTACGAGGTAAAAATAAAGTACTATTATTAACTACCAGCAATAGATGGAGTGGACATAAAGATGATATTGCTAAAAGTACACAACTTGCATTTAAAATACAAGAATTATTAGGTAAAGAAAAAGTAACTTTGATTGATACAACCAAGTTAAACATATTTCCGTGTGAGGGTAACGTATCATCTAAATGGGGAAATCATTGTGGAACAAAAGATTCTTCCTTAAAAGATAAAGAGAAAAATCCTACAGGCGAACATCGTTGTTGGGCTAGTATAAATAATAAAAGCGATGAACTTTGGAAAATAAGTAAAGAATTATTTGAAAGTGATACCGTTTTATTTTTTGCTAGTGTGAGATGGGGACAAGCTAACGGTTTTTATCAAAAATTAATTGAGAGATTGACTTGGATTGAGAACAGACATTCTACTTTGGGTGAAAGCAATATAGTAAAAGATATAGATTCAGGATTTATTGCTACTGGTCAAAATTGGAATGGAAAAGATGTTACTCAAACGCAAAAAGAAATATTACAATTTTTTGGATTTAAAACGCCAAATGAATTATTTTGGAATTGGCAATTTACAGATAATCCTCTTGACGAAACCAAACGTTCCTACAACAAAGCAATTACGACATTTGATAAAACATTTTTAAAACCATATGATAAAGCTGAATAATTTAGAACAATTTTTGGTATCTAATATATTGATAAACGAAGCAGCCCGTATAGATCACGCAGAAGATTTGATATTTTGGGAAGGTTCCAAAGGAGCTATTCGTTCAATCAAAAGTTTCATTGATTTGGAAAGTGACGGATATAAAAATGTAACAATGAAATGGGATGGTTCTCCTGCAATTATATTCGGGAGAAACGATGAAGGTAAGTTTGTATTAACTGATAAAAGTGGATTTGTTGCGAAAGGTTATAATGGTAGACCAACATCTCCAGAAGAATTGCAACAAATGTTTTTGAATAGAGGTAAAAGTGTTAAAACAGACGAATATAGATTATTTGTTCAAGAAATGAAAAATGTATTTTCTGTATTTGAATCTGCCGTTCCAACAACATTTAGAGGTTATTTTAAAGGGGATTTATTATATTTTAAAACACCATTAATTGAAAATGGACGATATGTTTTCAAACCAAACATTGTAACTTATGCGGTTAGTATTGATTCTGAATTGGGAAGAAAGATTTCGCAAAGCAAAGCTTCGGTTGTAGTACACAGAGAAGTGGATAGTTTTGGAAATGAAACTGCGATTACAAATTATAATGTTTTTCAAGGTAAACAATTGTTAGTAATACCGCCAATATCTGTAAATAATCCGCCTAATGTAAATGAAAAAAGATTAAAAGATATTATACTTTATATTAATAAACATGCTAGAAATATAGATGATTTTATTAATCTATCCAAATTGGCAAGTATGAAGATGACTAATTTTCCCGATGTATTATATAAATACTTGAATAGTAAAGTTGATACTGGATTAGTGAATATTGGCGACGATTTTCTACAATGGATTAGTCAAAGTAATCTTACAGATGTAATGAAAAAGAAGATTACTGAATATGTTAGTAGTAATCGTGCTGGATTTGAATCTTTATGGAAAGTTGTTGTAGAAATAATGTCGGTTAAAGATGAAATTATTAATCAAATAGACAATCAAGATAGTGAAATTAAATCATATATAGGCAATGAACCAGGTGGTGAAGGTTATGTATTCTCTCATCCAGAAGGTGACATTAAGTATGTTTCCCGTTCCAAATTCAGCGCTGCAAATAGAGCTGCACATAAACAACCAATTGATGAAGGTGGATGGTTAAAGCCAGAACTTACATCCAAGACAGTTTTGTCACCGGATACAATTGAAAAATCAACTGAAAAGTTCAAAGTTTTTTTGGCTGATTTGAATATGTTTTTAAGTAATATACCATTAACTCCGATTAAAGATTATCAAATCTTGGGTTCTGCTGGTTACTATAAACAAGACCAACACGATAAAGCACAAGTAACTTATGGTGATATTGATGTAATGGTTGTTATACCTATTGAAACCAATGAAGACGGAAGCGATACAAAGAAAGAATATATCAAAAATGTAATTCAATTCATTGAAACCAGTGGACAAAATTATATTGATATTGAAAGTGCAAAAAGATCTGACGGTAAACAGATTATAATCAAACTTGACGATGGTGATTGGGTTCAATTAGATTTATTATATACTACAAAAATATATAAAGATTGGTTTGCTGCTAGATTTACACCTGAAAGAGGTATAAAAGGATTTACAATGGGAGGAATGTATGCCGCATTGGCAGAAGTTCTTAATATTAGAATTGGTGATACAGGAGTAAGAGCGAAATTTAAAGATGGTAAGATTGTATCTCCAATGTTAAGAAAAGATGTTGTAGATAAATTGATATCTAATAGTCCCCGTACATTTTTAAGAGATTTGGCAGACTTTTTAGCAGGTTTATTTGGAAAGAAAATTACTGATATAGATCAAAATTTATCCACACACAGTGGTGTTAATCCAAATGATGTTAAATTAAAAGATTTAACTACAGGTGTTCTTGGATTTGCAAAAACACTTGACAAAAATGGAATTCTTACAGATTTAGGATTTGATTATGGTTCATTCATTAAAGCAATAAAAGACAAATACGCAGAAAAGATGATTGAACAATATTCAAAGAAAGAAAAGAAAGCAACTACTCCAGAAACTCAAGCATCTATTGATAAAATCAAAAAACATGCTGATATGGGAAATAAAATTGTCAATGATATATTAAAAGAATTTTTAATTACAGAAGGTGGTAATGCGGTTGCGGCTAATAGTGATTTACCAAAACAATATCTAGATTTCACAATAAAAAATGGTTTAAAAATATGGAATCTTGATTCATTAAATTATGAAATTATTGGAAATAAATCCAAACCTGTCTTGGGTGATATTGATGTTGCAGTATCAACTGAACAATTGAATCAATTATTTGGTGTAAATTATGATTATGATAAAAAGATGTTTTATGATAAACTAAAACAACAT